CCTGGCCAAGGCCGGACTCTGCTTTCTTAGAAGATCCACAGAAATAAAACTGACTCCCCTGGATCTCAGTCGAGTATTTCTTAACGCCCTTATCATCTTCCCATGATCGAGTTTGAAGCTTACCTTCGATTAAAATCATGCTGCCTTTTTGAAAGAACTTTGCAATCGTCTCGCCCTGTTTTCCCCAGAACGTAATGCGATGCCATTCTGTTTTTTCTTGAGCATTGCCTTCTTTGTCTTTCCACTTATCAGTCGTGGCTACGACGATATTTGTAACTGAAGTCCCAGCGGGTAAGAATTTAGTCTCTGGGTTCTTTCCAAGATGGCCCATTATAGTAACTCTATTCATAAAGTTTTTCCTTTCGTTCGTTTTGAACGGTTAATTTTTAAATGGTTCAAAGTTAATCGCATCCTGGAAGTTTGAGAAAACACCAACAACACAAAAGCTAGTCCTATGGCCTGTATTTACCTCAGATTGAAGTTTACAGATAGTTTGTTCCAAAGACTCGACATGATAACACTTCTGCTCTTCGGAGTACAAAGTTACCCAGAGATTTACAGGTATTTTAAATAAAATATCCTTGCTGTTTCTCGTGTATTCTTTCATGTAGTTTACAAAACTATCTTCCATATTTCTTCCTTTCTGGATTAAGTAAAATGTTCAATATATTCTTCTGTTTTATCTTCAAATGGTTTATATTTTTTTGCTGCTTCATAATTAGAAAAAACGGCGATAGGAACAAAGTCTGTCTGTTCTCCACTTTCCACCTGTGCTCTAAGGGCAGCAAAAATATTCTCTAATGAATCTATAGAATATACTTTTTCTGTTTTTGAGTAGGAAACCACATAAACTGAATGTTCTAAAAAAAAATCTAAATTTCTTCTATGCTTTTCATATAAAAAATTAAACCATTTCTGTCTTTCTTCTAGTGTTTTTTTCATTTTCTTTCCTTTCATAGAGTGGTTTTTTATTCCAAGCATTGCCATATTTTATTTTCATTTCTTCAACACCCTTAAAATGTTCTTCCCAGTGAGTACCCTTAATCCTTGTACGGCACAGTCGATAAATTTCTATTCCCTCTTTCTGGAGGAGATACTGTGGTTTTATTTCGAACATTCGAAGTGTTGCTGCTGCGAGCGTTAATGCACCACTTTGGGTGGTTTGTTCTTTCAAGGATTTTAAATTCTTTATCTCGTTTTTGGTTAATCTCTCCAATTTCATACTCCCTTTCGTAGGTATTGGTTTTAAAGTTATATTTTATTTTCCCCGTTATTCTAGACGCCTCTCCTCGAAAACGTATCTTTGCCGCGTTCATATACGAGTCGATGTGACCCGCTGGATAATACTGTCCCGAACCTATCGTGACTGCCTTTGTAGCTCGTTTATAAAGCTCTGAGGAACCGTGGAAATCATCAAGGGAGGGACACCAAAGATTGGTTTTGTAGTCCATCTTTCGAAGATGAGCGACGAGGATAATTGGAATACCATGTTGTTTGTTCAGGGCCTGTGCCGTGATCACAATGTTTTTTAAACCTTCGTTTTCTGTTTTCTCTCCCCAGTCGAAGTAGTGGGCGTGATCAATAATTATCAAATCTGCTCCGTCCTCGGCCTGCTTTGTAAATTCTGAAATCAACTCGTTAACTCCAAACTCTGCTGGTTTATAAAAAGTGACCAGGCTCGGATATTTTTCTATGAATTCGTTCTGAGCTAAAATGTCGTATGGGGATAACTGTGGCAAAAACCCATGTAGCCAGTTCCCATAGTCAAGATCCACCTTCGGCCTAGAAGAGTCGGAATAAAAATGTCTGGTCATAAGCCGATAAAGAATTCTGTTCTCAATCTCCATTTCCTCGGCTTCGAGCGCCATGAAACAAACTCTCTTCCCAATCTCAACATTTCGAATAGCTACCGAGGTAACAAGTTCTGTTTTTCCAGAACCTGAATAAGCGCCGATTAGAATTAAATCGCTTTTTGAAATCCCGATCAATGCGTCGTCGAGGTAGCTAATGCCGAACCAAAGAAGATTTTCTCCCCGAGCAATTCTATCCTCGATGTTATTTTTTATTCTTTCCACTCTCATTTAAAAACCTCTGGCAAAAAGTCCTCGTCTCTCACTTCTCGTTCCACTCTTATGGGTTCTGCGTTTGCAGCTTTCTCCAGCAGTTTTGTTATCGTGTCAGGCCGGATAAAGTAATCAAAATCTGCCTTCCAGCCGCGCTCTCCCTGGCCACAGTAGAAGGGCTGACTTTTCATGTACTGAAGTGCAATGGCCCAATCTTCAACCCTGTGTTCTGCAATACGCTGTTTTAACGCGGATTGTCTTTTAGGTGTTAGTTTAAAAACTTTTGGAAGTGGATCGCAATTCTCATTCCACCAGACAACAAAATGATCCAGATCTCGGGAATGCGAAAATTTTTCCGCATCAGCTTTTGTACTATCTGTAATGTTACATCTTAATCTTTTATCTTTAATGGGAGCGTTTTTTGGGGCGTTTTTGGGGTTGTTTTTGGGGCGTTTTACACCACGGTTTTCTTGATATTCTAGGTAGTTAGGTACTGAAATTTGAATGAAATTTGATTGAATTTCAAATGAAATTTGAATGAAATACGTTTGCATCTTGATCATAGTACGAACGAATTTCGATCGTGTTACGTTCAAGATTCGTTCAAAATACGAAAATGGAACTAGGATTTTTTCGCTATTTTCTTGATTGCATTTTTCAAGAATTACCCAAAAAACATGGCCTAGAAAATATTCCTTATCGTGCATGATTTGACCCATACTGGTTCCCTGATAAGCATCATTATAATGTTTCAAGTATCCCCTGCGGCGTTTTGTCATTGTTCCCCCATGCTGAAAATCAAGTTGTCTTTGGGGTACGATAGGGCTATAAGATCAGCACGTTAGTTGTCTTATAGCCTTTCGGACCACCATCCAAAGGCATTTTTTTTGTTTTGGCATTATTAATTACTTCCCAGGGAAAAGAAACATCTTTTTTAACCCATCAGAAATGCTAATAATTTAAGCAGCCAACTGTGCTTTTATCCTACGGTTTTATCCAAGTATCAATAAAAAACTGCCAGTTAAAATGTTCTAGCCAAGCCTTAGCTCTAGGATGCTTTCTAGAGAACGAGGATAGCCCTAGACGGTGAATTTCTTCATGGTGGATATGACAGAGGGGCATTAAATTATCGAGCGTATCGTGGCCCCCAGAGCCCTTGGTTTTAATATGATGGGCCACTGTGCTCTGAGTCGTAGAGCAGATTAGACAGGGCTTTCCCTCAAAGAGTTTTAGAAGCTCCCGATCCACAATTCGCTTGCCCTTCTTTAAGGATCTTAAAGCACTCTTCTCTTGAACTGACAAATCCGCCCCATGCGCCGTTAGACTTTAAAGTATTGATAAAAACATACTGCCTTAAAAACCGCTCGTCTTTTTTATTCTTAGGCCCTTGTTTTAAAATTCGCTCTTTGGCTTTATCCCACCATGCGAGTTCTTTAACAGTCTTAACTTCAATACCATAAAATATCCCTTGATAAAGAGCTAGAATATCTGGAACGCCTTTAAGAATAAAAGGATGATGATTTCTCATTCCCCTATTAGTTCTCTGATTAATCTTTATTGGGTATTCGGCCTTCCAAGAAAAAACGCCCTTGATCTTAAGATAGTTTAATATTTCTAGTTCTAATTCTTTTTCTAAGCTTGCTTGAGACATCTTAAAACGCTAGCATATTGAAAATTGGGGGTCCAGTATGGCAAAGAAAAAATCAACTTCTATTCCTCTTAAGGCTAAAAATATAATTGTAGAGCCGATAGAAAAACTAGTCGAAGATCCAAAGAATGAGAATACTCATTCAGATATTCAAATAGAAGCTTTATCAAAGATCATTAAGATTAACGGCTTTAGATCACCTATCATTGTTTCTAATCGGACAGGATTAATTGTCTCAGGCCACGGACGCTTGCAAGCAGCAAGACTTTTAGGAATGACAGAGCTTCCAGTAATTTATCAGGACTTTAAAAATGAGGCTGATGAAATAAGACATAGACTTGCAGATAATGAGATTAGTCGACACTCAGCCTTAGATGTTGATAAAATGATAGAAAATCTCAAAGAGCTTGATTTTGATTTAGAAAGCCTAGATTTCAGCGAACTAGGTCTAATAAACTTTGACTTTTCAGATCTCGATAAAGCGAATCAGATAAATATTGGTGATGAAAATTCTGAATGGGTTGGAATGCCAACTTTCGAAAAAGACGAAAATGGCTATGTAAAACTGATCTATCATTTTAAGACAGAGATAGAACGTGAACTTTTTGTTAAAGAAAAAAGCCTACATATTGACAAGAAAATGGGATCTTCATGGATAGTCTATCCCTAATAAAATACCCAATTTATATAATTTCAAAGGGAAGATGGGAAGTACCTTTAACAGCAAGATTTTTAATGAAAGAAAATATCCCCTTTCAAATTGCTGTAGAGCCACAAGAGTTTGATTTATATAAAAAAACAATCCCAGAAAAATATATTAGTAAACTTCCTTTTAGCAATCTAGGTCTAGGTTCATACCCAGCGAGAAATTGGTGTTGGGAAGATTCAATTCAAAAAGGTTATGATAAGCACTTTCTTTTTGATGATAATATAAGACAGTTTTATTCTTTTAATAATGGTATTCGCTCTAAGGGTGCATCAGCAGTTAAAGCATTAATCTCTCTACAAAACTTTACAGAGAGATATAAAAATATTGGTATCTCTGGCTATAACTATGTATATTTTGTTACTAAGACAACGAGTAAACCTTTTGTAATTAACTCACATGTTTACTCTGGAATGCTAATAAATAACCATGTCCCTTTTAGGTGGCGCTTAAAATACAATGAGGACGTTGATCTTTGTTTAGCAATCCTAGATGCTGGTTACACAAGTGTATTATATAATTATTACATAATTGATAAAGTCTCTACCGTTGTTAAAATGAAGGGTGGAAACCAAACTGAGCTCTATAAAAACAATGATCATCATAAGAAAATACTTAAATCAAGATCACTCGAAGAAATGTGGCCCCAATACGTTAAGACCGTAATGAGATTTAATAGACCACATCATCAAGTCAGTTGGCAGAAACATTTTAAACAGCCACTGATAAGAAAGAAAAACTTTGAAGAGATTGTAAATGAACAAAAAAAATACTTGATCCTTTAAAAAGGCAAATCCCTTTGCCTATAAAATCATCCATGACCCTTTTATTCTATCAACCAATGATTAAAAGGTTAGCAAGAAATACATAAATTCGGACCTCGGATCAGTTATCCAGGGATTAGCCGGCACGTAAGGCTTAAAGCTTCCTTTAATAAGATGTCGAATTGAAGCCATGTTCTTAGCATGGGCATAAGTAACGACACCCTCTAGACCTATTTTCTTCGCGCATCTTTTCCTCACGGTAATCATTTTATTATGAATATTTAGCCCTCTGTATTTAGGCAGAACCCCAGCGCGAGTAAAATAGCCCCAGCCCTCGTTCTCTTTAAAAAGGGCCATGGAGCAAAAACCCGCAGGCTCATTATCAACGTAGGCAATCCAGTAGAACTCTATTTCATGGGCTTCAAACCCATCTGCTTTAAAGATCTTATCATGCAAAGATAGCCAAAGTTTAAGGTCAAGAGTTTCTCGAACGCGGATCATTTATACTCCTTGCCTCTAAAAACAGCAGTGGAGCCATTAAATAAAATAGCCTCATGCCACCAATCTTTCCCATTATAATGAACTAGAACGAAAGCGTGAGACCAGTTCGGCCTATTCTGGACGTAGTCAAATACGGACTCTGCCCCATTCCCAAGCCAGCCTCCATTAATCGCAGTAGTAACTTTCCCAGTCATCTTAGCGACGAAAGTCCCAACTCCAAATTGATGAGTATGCCCATAGATAACAGAGTCACCCGATTGTTTAGCCACGTTCTCAGTGGATCCCCCCACTGGAGGACAGTGCCGAGCCTGAAGATTAGACCCGAGCACAGAATGAGTTTGAAGCTTCGTAAACGGCACCCAGGACCATTTTCCCCTTTTAGATAGGGAAAGCTCTTCTGGAATACTAATCCTGTTCCTTAGGGCCTTAGCGTTCTTAGATAGGAACTTCTTAATCCTATACTCATGGTTCCCTTCTAAATAAACTTTCTTTGCCTTATTAAAGAGCTGATCGATCTCATCAAGCCTATGATTTCCGCATTCTATTTCCCTATCATAAAGATCTGCCATGTCCCCAAGGTCTGGGTTCTGGTCATAGAAAGAAAGCCCATAGAGATCTAGATAGTCCCCTAGGATAACAACTTCATGAATATCAACCAGGGAGGAGATCTTTAACATTACATCGTAGAGCTTTGACTCGAACGGGATATGACAATCTGGAATAACCAAGGCAGTCTTTAGGATCTTAGCGTTACTCACCCTTACTATTGTCTAAGTTGCGTAGAATTAAACAAGCCGATACAATGATTTCAAGATCAAGGTCCTATAAAGGGAGAAATAACTTGGAAGAAGAAAAGAAAAAACCAATAGTACGCCGAATTAAAGGTCAACCAAACACAGAAAAGTTTGTAAAACTAGAAATTCAAAATAAAATAGTCCAGTACATCCTATTGGGATCTTATGTAGAAACAGCAGCGACCGCCTCGGGTATATCTAAAGAAACTTTCTACGAGTGGCTTAGGCGTGGAGCTAAAGCAAAACGCATGAAAGAAATCCCAGAAAACGAGATGCAGTATGTTAGATTTTCTGACGCAGTTGATCACGCCGTCGGACAGAGCGAGCAGAGGGATCTTTACCGCATAGAGAAGGCTGCTGAGACTGGGGATTGGAGAGCTGCCGCGTGGAAGCTAGAGAGAAGAGCGCCTACGAGATGGGGACCAAAGGCTGCTATGAAACTTGAGACCGATAAGGAAGGCTTTAGCGACTCTGAGAATATACATAAACAGATAGCGGAGTTAGTATCTAAGCATGAGAGAGGGGAAATACTAAATGAAGGAACTGATAGCGAAGATCTTTGAACTCCTAACCGAGCTGATTAAATTAACACCTAAAGAGGGGAATACTGTGAACGAGGAAGAGAAAGAACCGAGTTTCTCGAGAAACGAGAGGGCTTTAGCCACCGCCTATAAAGAAATAGGGGTGAAAGAAATGCCTGGGAGCGCGGAGCATCCCTCTATAAAACAATATCATGCCTTCGCGAGAGTCGATAATGACCCAAAGAAAGCTTACTCTGAGTCTGTGGCTTGGTGCGCAGCCTTCATAGCTTACTGTTTAGAGATGGTAGGCATGGGCTCGACTAATAACTTAATGGCTCGTTCTTACTTAAAGTGGGGGAAGAGTTCTAAAGCAGACCCGCTCCCTGGCGATATAGTTATCCTCTGGAGGGATAAGATCAATGGCCCCTATGGTCACGTTGGCTTTTTTATTAAAGAAGAGGGAGAGCATATATACCTTTTAGGCGGGAACCAATCCGATGCTGTGAATATAAAGAAGTTCTCACGGGTTTATCTCTTGGATATTCGCCGCAGCTCAAAGGAGTTTGATTTGACCACTGAGCAGCGGGCTAGACTACTAAAGATGAGTACAGATCTATTGGCTGGAAAAGAAATAGAGCTAGGAACCAAGGTTGTATAACCAGCTCCTCTCAAAGGACTGGAGGATCAATCATCTTTATAAAATAGTGGATAAGAACTCTCGACTCGTCACGTTTCGGGAGTTTCCTTTTCAAGAGAGAATAAGGAAGCAGAAAGCCAAGATCACTCAAGTGCTAAAATATAGGCAGGGAGGGGTCACGACGGGCTGCTCTATTGATATTTTAGATGACACGATCTTCTACCCTAATACGACATCAATGATTTTGGCGCATAAAAGGCAGGACCTTCCTAAGATCTTTGACAGAGTTCGCCTTGCAGTAAAGACAATGGACTCAGTACTAAGGCCAGTCATAGATAAGGGAGGAGGCTCAAGGTATGAGATCCGCTTCCCAGAGATTAATTCTAAAATCTATACGGATATTGAAAACCGAGGGGACACGATACATCGCCTTCATGTCTCAGAGGCCGCCTTCGTTGATCAGCAGAAGCTCAAGGCCACTCTAGGCGCAGTAGTTCCCCATGGGAAGATTTGTTACGAGTCCACTCCAAATGGAATGGGGAATGACTTCTATAAACACTGGGCCAACCCGAGATCCCATAGGGGAAAGATATTTATCCCCTGGTTCATTCAGCCTGAGTATATTGGAGAAGGCTCCACCGTATCAACTATCACAACGGAAGAGTCTGAGCTCATGCGCCTAGCCCATGATAAATATGGGATTGTCCTCTCCAAAGATCAAATCGCTTGGAGAAGAGGGACTAAAGAAGAGCTGAAAGAACTTTTCGCCCAGGAATACCCAGAGGATGATAAGACCTGCTTCCTTGCTTCTGGCGCTTGCCCAGTAGACCAAGAACTTATCTCTCGCCTCATGAATAAAGCTAAAGAGCCCCTGATAAATGACTCTGGACTAATGGTCTGGGAAACTTACCAGAGGGATAAGCGTTACATAATATCGGCCGACGTTGCCGAGGGAGTCCGATCCGACTACTCGGTCGCGGATGTCTTTAGAGTGGATACGAAAGAACAAGTTGCTCAGTTTAGAAGCAACAATATAAAGCCCTTTGCCTTTGCTAAAAAGATCACTGAGCTGGCTGATATGTACTGGGTAGGTGGAAGGCCATGGCCCCTTATCTCCTGTGAATTAAACAATCATGGTCACGCCGTGAATGGTTATCTTTACAACACCGCTCGATACTCTAATCTTTATTACGGGAAAGAAGAGACCCCAGGGTGGCTAACTAACTCCGTAACTAGACCAAAGATGATTGATACTTTTATCGAAGGTGTCGAGAGCGAGACCATCAAGCTTAATTCTCTAGAAACTCTTGGCGAATGTCTTACCTTAGTCGATAATGGTGGAAAGATTGAAGCAAGCGATGGCGAAAACGACGATACTATCATTTCTGCGGCCATTGGAATACAAATGATAATAACAAATGGACGCGACGACCTCTGGGATAACTTAAGTTCCAAAGTCTTATTATAGGGAGAGACTTCATAATGGAAGAAACTGAAATCAAAAACTCTGGCCGAGCCCTCTCGGGAGAAACTAAAGAAAACAATCTGGTTTTTGATCATTACTTTGGGACCGCCGAGAAAACAGAGCTCGTCTCCTCTTACGTCGCCCAGACCTATTATAGACCCTACAACCCTGACGATCTTTATCAGAAAGCAGGGGATCATTCTATTTATGAGGAAATGGCCCTCGACGATCAAGTCTCTGTCTGCCTTCAGCTTAAGAAAGATCTTATCGTTGGCGGCGGCTGGGATATTATTTGTGACGACGAGAGCAATCAAGCGATAGGGGATGATATATATTCCCGCCTAGAAGAGGACCCAGACGAAGCCCTAGACGACTATCTGGATACATTGGTGGATAACGCCAATATCTTTGGCTTCGGTCTCGCAGAGAAAGTCTTTCAGAAAAGAACTGATGGGACTTTATCACTTAAAAGCTTAAAGACCAGGCATCCTGACTCTTGGCTCATCCACACCGATATTAAAGGGAACATAGAAAGCTACGAGCAAAGGGCCTCGAACAACTCTATATATATAGATCCTAAATCAATCATGGCCTACACGCCGAACAGATCCACAGTTGGTCCTTACGGAAGATCAGACTTAAGAAAGATCTACTCCGCTTGGTTTACTAAGCGCCATATTTCTAGATACTACTCAATCTTTTTAGAAAAGGCCGCAAGCCCGATCCCAGTTGCCAAATACGACACAAATCTTCCTGATGATAAAGTGACGGACCTTCATAATATTATAAAGAAGTTCCAGACTAAGACCGCTCTTACTATCCCTAAGCAGATTGAGATAGAGTTCCTAGAGGCCAAGAGCAATGGGGACGCTTTCATAAAAGGGATTAATATATTTAACATGTTCATTGGTCGCGGTATGTTTATCCCTGATCTCTTAGGACTTTCAGGCTCAGAGAGCGGCGGCGGCTCCCAGGCTTTAGGCCGAGAGCAAGTCGAGATGTTCCTTAAGCACATTGACCATCGCCGTAGGACTGTAGAGAGATTAATAAATAAGCAAATCATTCAGCCGCTTTGTGTTTACAACTATGGGTTCATGGAGCATTACCCGAAGTTTCAGTTTCGCCCTATTACTCAAGAGGACACAAAAGAATACGCGCGCCTATATATAGAGGCCGTTAAAGGGAAGTTCTACGAGCCCACGGAGCAGGAAGTTAATCACCTTCGTTCTCTATTAAAGTTCCCTGAAGGGGACGTTGAGCTTATAAAACAGGGATCCGCTGGAGGACAGCCCTTTAATCCTTTCGCGCCTAAAGCAAAAATCAATGAGGAAGAGCCCGAAGAAGCTGAAGAAGAAGAAGTCGAGGAAGAAGAAGAAAAGGAAGAGTTTAAGTTCGCCATGTATCCTAAAATAGTTGGCGACTACGCAGATAAAGTAGACTTCAAAACTCTAGAAGAGATGCTAAATGCTGACGAGAAAAGCCTTTTATCCGAACTGACTCCCCTGATTAACGAGATCTATAAAGATCTTTTTGCCCAGCTTGAGAGAAAGAGAATTCTAGGTAACAACCCGAAGCCTGAAAAGCTTGGGGAGTTAAAGCTTAAGAAACTAGCAACTATGAACTCAATCATGAAGCGTCACTTTGCTGAGAGCTATAAAAAACAGGGCAATCTTGCAATGAGCGAGCTATTAAAATCAAAGTTCGCCCAGCCTTTGCCTTCTGATAAGTTTCTCGATGTCTTGAACACTGAGATCTATGACTTCATTGGGGACTGGGAATACAAAGTCACCCAGGCCGCTCGATTAGAAATGATCACGGCTATTAAGGACGGGAAGCCCCTTTCCTCCGTGATAGATCTTTTAGATACTCAGGGGAAGCAGGACTCCCAGGTGGCTTTAGAGAGATACGCTAGGACTAAGTACACCGAGGTCATGAATAAAGCCCGCATCGCTGTTTATGACGAGATGGAAATCGTGGACTCTTATCAGTACTCAGCTATTTTAGATGGCAGAACTTCTGATGTCTGTGCTGGACTTCATGGAAAGATCTTTAAAAAGGGGACCGAGCCAGTTCCTCCTTTGCACTTTAACTGCCGCTCGACCTTGATCCCTATTACTATCTTCGAGAAGAAGGAGATAGATACTCAAGTCGGTGGAGAGGTCGAGTACAGAGACCCTGAGGACCGCAACGCTGTTAAGACTAGGAACATTCCTAAGCAGCCTATTGAAAGTTTTATCGAAGAAAATTTAGGTAAAGGCTTTGGTCGAAAATGAGCAAATGGTGGCACTTAAAAGCTTTCAGCGCAAAGAGAGACCCAGACGCTAGATACCCACATGAGCAAGATTGGGTAACTGCGAGCACGATAGACTCGAAGAGAGGGCTAGATACTGTTAATTTGATGCAGCCCCAGCAATCCGCCTACGGAGTTCAAGAGAGCTTTGTTAATGTGGCATTCGTGAGATCTTCTCCAGTTTATAACTTGCTCCCAGCCAACTTTAGGACTTTTACTTCACTCGGTGGCTCTGCTGGGGTTGTCAGCAGAGAATACAAAGTTTCTACTGGGACTAGCGTTGGCGGATATGGTGCAATTCAATCTTTTAGATCTCTTGCCGTTGAATACGGGCAAACGGGTTTATGCAGATTTTCAGCGCGCTTTCCCTCTCCTGTAGCAAATACCTGGACTGGATGCGGATTGGTTTCTGTAATTGATGAGCTTAGTTTTGGCTCTGATGGAACATCATTTGGGGTATGGCATAGATACGGCGGAGAAATAGAAGTCAGGACATTCACCATAACAGCGGCAGCAACGGGAGCAGAAACAGCAACCATTACCATAGATAATACAGCTTACAATGTTCCAATTACCGCTGGAACAGCTGCCGCAAACGCCAAGACAATAGCAGACTATTTAAACACAAATGCTACTGGTTATTTTTGCGAACAACTTTCTAATACATTTATAGTCAGCGCGGCCTCTGATGGTGCTAAAAGTGGAACTTGGTCTTTTTCTTCAACTGGAACAGCAACCGCAACAATAGTAAGGACTACTACCGGAGTTACAAAGACGAGCACACATGTTCCATTAGCAAGTTTTAGTGGCACCATACCGAGTAACTTTGATCCCGAAAAAGGAAATCTTTATGCCATCTCTTATGGTGCAGGATATTCTAATATTGATTTTAAGATATTTGATACATCGCGAGATAACTTTGTTTTAGCTCACACGGTGGAAATAGTATCTGTTTTTGAAAGACCAGCCTTGAACAACCCATCATTGAGAGCTGGCCTCTATAGTGCTAGCACAGGCTCAACTACCGATGTAAGTATTTACTGCTCTTTTATCTCATCATTTGCTCAGGGAACTAGAGAGTCCACTAGAAATTCAAGGGCCTATAATTCAAATAAGTCTATAGGAACGACCAATACAAATTTAATAACACTGAGGAATAAAAGAATTTATAATGGGCTAATAAATCAGGCCGAAATCGAGCCACTCCTATGTTCTATTGCAAACGAAGGTAATAAATCTTTAGTTGTCGAGGTAAGAGGCAATCCTACGGTAGCAGGCACAACAAATTTTGAAAATATAGGTACAGATCTAATTGGAGAAGTTGATATTGCTGGAACTACGGTAACTCAAGACGGTTCACTTTTAGCTTCTGTTACAATAGGGCCTGCAAGTCGAGGGGACATTGATTTTAGTAAACTTGAAATCCGAGTTCCACCGACCTTGAGACTAGTCATTTCAGCCTATCAATTGGCTGGTGGTAATGCCGCAGCAGTGACCGCGACTTTAAGCTGGCAAGAGGATATTTAATATCTTTAAAACAATGTACTATAGATAAGAAATAAAAATGGGAGGGTTTTCTATGGACTTTTTATCTGAGAACGAAACTGAGGTTGTTAGAAACATCTTAGATCCTGATCTTTTTGTGCCTGATAGCTTCGAGACCCTTTCCATGGGAATGGGCGTCACGATGATAGTCGGTTATCTTAAGGACTCAAGTCTTGTTCAACTTATGCTTAATCCTGGTAGAAAGTACGTCCAGGGAGTTAAGTTCCTAAAGCCGACTTGGGATATGGGGAACGCTCTCGATTGGCTTCGTGAGAACCAGAAGAACTTTGCATTAGAGTCAGAGGCCCTGGAGAAAGAAACGAAGCTTTATTCGATTGACGCCGTTGAGGTTTTCTCTATCGGCAAATGGAACGGCCAAGAATTTAAAGAAGCTGATCTTGATAAAATGGTCGAGTCTTTCAAGAGGACCTCGACCACAGTCCGTCCGTACTTAAAGCTAGGCCATGATGATGAGCAAAAACTTTTAAAGAAAGATGGCCTTCCCGCCGCTGGATGGGTTGGCAATATTTATCGCAAAGGTGGAAAGTTAGTTGCTGACTTCGTTGATATTCCTAAGAAAATTTATGAGTTGATCGAGAAAAAAGCCTATCGAAAAGTCTCTATAGAGCTCTTTAAGAATGTGGAAATCCTTGATGATAAGTACGAGTATTTAATTTCAGCCATCGCTTTACTAGGTGCCGAGACCCCTGGAGTCTTGAACCTAAACGATATACTTGCGCAGTTTAAGATTAACAGCTACGATTCCAAGTATACGTTTACGCAAGAATGCGAAATTGATTTTAGTCAAAATGGAGGGGACATGGATCCTAAAGAACTCGCAACTGCATTAGCAGAAACTGAGGCATTAAAAATCAAGTTGGCTGATGCGCAAGCTCAGGCCATGAAGTTTAAAACCGATCTTGAGGCAACTGAAAGTTCTGCCGACGAGATTAAAAAAGAACTTGAGGTCATGAAGGAGCAGTTCAATAAGACAGCTCAAGATCTTAAGAAAAAAGAGATTGAGTCTCAGGTCCTAGAGCTAGAGAAAAGCTCTCTCATCACTCCAGCAATGAAGCCCTTCGTGGCCCAGTTGTTAGACGCTGAGGTTCAGACTTTTAGTATTAAAGAAGAAAAAGAAGCTACTCGTTTCGAGGTTCTCAAGCATTTATTTGAACTCGCTCAAAATTCAGACGTTAACTTGAAAGAAAGTTCGGTTGAAGTAGAGGGTGAGACTACAAAGAGTGCGTTTGATAAGATCGACCAAGAAATCGAAGAGTACGCAAAAACAAACAAAGTTAGTTATTCACAAGCCTATGGCGCTGTTTCTCAGAAGTATGAGAAAGAGCTGACGGCTGCAGAGTAAAAGGGGAGCAAAATGAGCGTAGAAAATAGAGTTCAATCGTTTAAAGTCGCAACTACCCTATCGGCCTATAGAGGCGTATACGTATCAGCTGCTCATACAGTTGCTTATGTTAATGCCGCTACATCTTTGCCCGTAGGTATTACAATCGACGACGTGAAAGATACTAACCAGGGTATTCCCGTGGCTGTATCTGGAGCTATTACAAAATTATATTTCAATGATACCGTTGCGGCTGGTGGTTTAGTAGCTATCGACTCAAGTGGTAGAGGTATTCCGTTCGCGGCTGCTGCAACTTCAACAACTCAAAACCATTATGTTGGTGTTCTCATCGGTGCGGCTGTAGCTGCCACTGGGACGATCGCTCAAGTTATGGTTCAACCAGGTCTTAAGTAAGGGGTAGGCAAATGGGCGTTATAAAGAGTCAATTAAGAGTTGATCAATTACTTGGGAACATCTCGGTTAAATATCGCAATGTAAACTTCATTGCTGATCAAGTTTTTCCATTCGTTCCTGTTAAGAAAGAGTCCGATCTTTATCGTACTTACGATAGAGACTTCAGACTTCCCGAGACCCTTCGTTCTGCCAAAGGCGTAGCGAAAGAGCATAACTTCAGCGTTGGAACTAGCACATATACGCTAGAGCAACATTCTTTGAAGGACTATGTTTCTGACAGAGATGCTGAGAACTATGAAATCGGGGACCTTCGTGCTGATACCACTGAAGAGCTTACTGATAAAATCCTTCTTCGCATGGAGAAATCAGTTGCCGATCTTTTCGTTACCACTACTAGCTGGTCTAACAACCAATCCTTGAGTACTGCTCAACAATGGTCTTTGGATACAACTACTTCTAACCCTATCGTGCGCATGGATACTGCGACCACTGTAGTTCTAGAAGAGTCTGGAATGATGCCTAACTACGCTATCATTCCTCACCGTGTAATGTTGGCTGCGAAGAACCACTCTTCTGTTATCGACCGCGTTAAATATACTTCTGCGGATATTACTCCCCAGATGTTGGCGGGTCTTTTTGACATTCCTCAAATCCTTTCTCCTAAAGCCGTTGTTGACTCAGCTGCTGAAGGTGTAACGGCTTCTATTTCCGCTCTTTGGGGCGATAATGTTTTTGTTGGTTACAAAGCGGAGCGTCCTTCTATCATGCGCCCCTCTTGTGGTTATACTTTCAAGAACGCTATTCCCATGGTTAAGCGTTGGAGAGATGAGGATCGTCAATCTGAAGTTATCGAAGTAAACATGTACTATCAGCCCAAAGTTGTTGCTTCTTTGGCTGGTTACTTGCTTAAAGACGTACTCGCATAATTTATTATTCGGGAAATTGTCGTGGCGGGGAGAAATCCCCGTCATTTTCTTATGAAGGGGAAAAATCAAATGGAAGAAACAAAACAGAAAAGAACTAGAAAGCCTATTCTCTCAGAGAAAGACCAAGAGGTCTTCGAGTCGATTAAAGACACCATGAGTGAAGAGAGAAAAGACGAGTGGCTTAAGAGACGCGCGCGCGAAGATCGTGCTTTAAAGCTTAATCAAAAAGAAGTTAGTCGGTCCTACGTTAAAGTCGGGGAGAAACTAATCCTTAAGGTTAAGAAGGCCAACGGCGGAGTCTATTCATTATATCAAGGTAACTGGAAAAAGTTCCCACAACTACTGACTCCAGAGGTTAAAGAACTACTAGAAAAATAAGGGGCTATTTCAATGGGCATATACGCAACGACTACTTCTTTGGAAACATATTGGGGTGGAGCATCGTTTAGCGGTCTCACTGCCCAGTCCTCTTTATTAATCACTCAGGCTGAGAACGAAGTGAATAAGTACTTGGCCAAGAGATACGATATTGCTCCTTTTCAGACTACAGTTCCTCCCATGGTCCAGACCCTTACTGAGTGGCTCTCTCTTGGATATTTATACGAGAACACCGCGAGGGGCTCGGAGAATACTTACCAGAGAGCTGATAGGTATATTAAAAAGGCCATGGATAATTTAATGGACATTGCTGATCATAAAGCTGATCTCGTAAGCTCCTCAGGGGAAGTAATTGCTGAGGCCGCTTTAGGGCTTCAGATACTTTCTACTTCTACGGACTATCATTCTACTTTCAATGAGGACGATCCTTTGAACTGGTCCGTCGATCAAGATAAGGTGGATGATATTGTAACCGAAAGGTCCTAGATGACCGACGTTGAGATAGAATTCGACTCCGAGGCCGCAGAGAAATGGCTCGACAATATAATTCATAATACAGAGTCTGCTAAGAGGGCTAATAAAGCTTATGCTGATGCCCTCTCAATCTTTGTTTACCGTGATGTATTAGAGCACTTTGAGAGGGAGACTGCTCCTGAGGGACCCTGGGCCGCTTGGTCTAAAGCCTACGATCGACATATGAAAAAGATTGGGAAAGGCTCAAATAAAATACTTCAGGACTCAGGGAGATTAAGAAACACTTTTACACCTGACTCTAGGGATGAAAAAAAAGGTGGGATCGTCTGGTATAATAATGCCAAGACCGCCAGTGGGTTCCCCTATGCTGCTGCACATAACGAAGGCGGCCCTACTTTGCCGAAGAGAGAGTTCATGTGGCTTTCTGACTCCGCTCTAGATAAAATGGCAGAGGCTTCTTTAACCTTTATCCTGGGACCGAGAAAATGAGTTTAACCTTTTCCTTTAGAGCAAACACGACGAGTGCCTACTATGCCCCTGGGGGAGAACTATCTGGCTATTACGACCAAGGGCAGACTACTCTAGCCAAAATTGTTGATTGTACTCTGACGGGTTGTATTGGCAGTAAGGCTTTAGATCTAAATAGTAGTTCTTTTAACTCATGGAGAAACTTCTCTGGCATTGGAAATACTCCGCTGACTCAAGCTATTACGGTGGTCTATCGCCTCGCGCGATCTTCTGCTGGGACCGCGACCTCTGTGGACTCTTTCTTTCAGCTCGGTGGGGATACGGCAAGTTACTATAGCGTGCTGGCTTTTCAGCAGCAGGTCGGAAATAACATAGTCGCTTTAAAAAGAAATGAGATCGGCCAAACTGATTTAACCTCTGTCACTGTAGGCTCGTATAATTTTGCTGATACTTCTTTTCATGATTTTGTCGTTAGCTGGGCTGGGACTACGACAGCTCTTTTATATACTTATTTTGATGGTGTTACCTTAGGAGCAACTACGGTAATAAGGTCTATAAATGTAGATCAATCAATCTATAGTTATAACACTATCAGCTTAGGGAGATATTTAACTTCGAACGTATCGACTCACTATTGTAATGAGATGCTAATCTTCAATGAAGCTCTATCGGCTGCAAGTATTACGGCAACTTTCACTGGCCCTACACGCGCGGCTTTTTATTCTGCCACGGTTTCACAGCCAGTTAATTCAACGGACCCAGGATCAAGTAATGTGGCCTCTGGAGTTCCCTATACCTTTAAAGGGCTTTCTCTTACGGGCTCTTTCGGTGGAGTTTATACGGACCCAGGGATTGCCAATGTTCTTTCTGGGACTAGCTATATTTTTAACAGCGCAACTTTAACAGGGACCTACCACGATGCGACCTACACAGACCCAGGGATTGGCAACTATGACGAGGGCTTTTCCTACCCCAACATTTCCAAACTCATTAAAACTGGACTTTATATTCATGTCCTTATGCTCTAGACAGTGTTTTCTCCAGATCTCGACCCATTGGTTA